GTAGATGCGGTTGTTAGTTGAGGTTACCCAACCACAAAACTCGTCCCATCCTGAAAGCAAACCACCACGTTGACGTGTAATAGTTGTCATTTAAGAATGCGGGTATATGAGGGGGTAAAAGAAAGACGTGATTTATACTCCCTATAGGTCTTGGTTGAGGGGGAGTAGGAGATAACACAAAAGTCACTCCGTATTATTTATAGTAACAAAAATTTACAAACTTGTCAAGTCTTTGGTAAATTAGGTGTAAGAACATTCTTCCTTACATAATCTCTAAATGACCAACCCCAATCCCATACATGCATATCATGTAATTCATTGGGGAGATTAGTCAAACCTAATGATCTTTTCAATCTTCTTACCCAAAATGAATTACTCCTATTTGAATCAGTGTTTACAGGCCAATCGTTATTACCCTGTCTCACAATCTTAAAATTTATTTTATTTTGTATCGAGTATTTTCCATGAGTGGTCTTGATTGTAGTTGGATCATACCACCAATCACCTTGAGGTAACCACATCTGTGTAGAAGGATCCTTGACTTCTTGCCAATCAACTTGCCATATCTGATGCTCATCCTCAATGCCAGTGATAGGTCTTATCTCCTTCAGCAATTCGTAACACTCTTTCAACACGTCATTATATGTGCTTTGTTCAGAAAAATGACCTGCTTGTGGATGTCTTTTATTCCTAGCAATTTTAGACTTAGGCGATGTAAGATCAAGACCAATGGTCTCCCAATCATGTATCCTACTCCACTTCAATGATGTAAGTTGTCTCGCACAATCAAAAGATATCTGATCACGATTAGATCCTATCTTACTATACTTCCACCACAAGTCATGAAACTCTGCCATCTCATAATCAACTTGTCTCCATATGCATGTAAGAACTGGTGAATAATATTGTTTGAAATCATAATCAACTTTCTCCAAGGCATGAACAAGTTCTAACATTTGTTCTCTGCTGTTGAAGTTTGCACCAAAACCCTCCATGATTTCATTATGGAAAGTAAATCTATGTGGGTGCAGCATGTGAGTAAGAGGAACCTCTTTCAATATATTTTTTGATTTGTCAACCCACTCTTTCGTGTGAACATAACATCCATCTAACCATACTGTCTTAGATCCATTCGGAAATAATTTGTGAGGACATATCTTAGCAAAGGAAGATAACCTTCGAGGATCTCCATCTATTTCATCGTACACAAAGTCTGGAATATCCCTAAACTCCCAAGGTCCTTTCTTCTCGACCTTCCCGTCAGTAAAACAAACATACTTGACATTTGGATCGTAATACATGTCGTCTGGTATGGTGTCATAATAATTTGTTATGCTAGTATAAATTATTATCTGATCCATCTCTGGATCATCCCACTCAATAGCGTAAGAGTAGGATCCAGCATCACCATAAAAAGGTTTACTTGTGATACGATCTGTGCCTGATCTAAAATATTTTTTCCAATCATATAATCCAGTTACTTGAGTAAGAAAATCAACAAACTCAATTATATCAACATCCTCTTTATGATATACGTAGTCTCCACATTTATTATCCCACCACTCACCATTAGGACTTGCATCAGAAAATTTATTAATAATATCTCTTGAGTAAACTGTGTCACTTTTTTGTGCACATAATTGATACGCAACAGCAAATGATAATTGATCTCTTACACCACCCTTGTTATACCATTCCCACCACATATTATTGAACTCATGATCGTTCCAACTTCTCCAAATAATAGTGCACAATGGTGAGAAGTATTTTTCAAAATCAAATGTTGTGTCAGCAAGTTCAATTGTAAATTTCAATACATCATCTGGATCTACCCATCCCCTCTTCACATACTCTGCACACTCCTCCAAGTATGAATGTTTGTGTGGGTGTTCCATGTATGTAAAATTACCTTTACCAATTATCTCCTCGCTTATTTTTTTAAAATCATCATTGAGTAAGTGTACTTTTGATGCATCAATGTACACACTGGGTCCGTCAAAGGGACATAATATTTTATCTTTTCTACTACTTCTTATAGGATCACCAAGATCCTCTACCTCTGTAATAACCTGCACCCATTCTGGTGCTTGTAAATCTTTGATATAATTGTTTGTGTTTATAGTATAGTAAATCATATCACTCCAATTTTATTCATAAGAAAACTATGGTCATATTTTGTATATAGTTTTGGATGTAGACCTGTAATTTTATGCAACTCTTTTAGCAGTTCATCCTTTCTTTCATATTGTTTCACATCTCCTCTCTGTGGGTGTTTACCTCTTCTGCCAAATTTATTATAATAACCTAAAGGGATACCTGACTCCCCTCTATTTTCAATAATTGATGGTAATAAATCAATCTCTTTGAGTGCTTTATCAAATGCTATTTGATCTCTATTACATCCTATAAGAGACCACTCATACCATGTCTCATTAAATTTTATAATTTCTGGTGTTATTGTTCTCCATAAAATTGTTCCAAGAGGACTAGAATATTTCCTAAAATCATATCCCGCTTCTTTCAACTTTTGTGTAAGAATAATTGCATCATCAAAAGAAAAGAAGGCACAAAGAAAACCCTCTAATATTTCATCATAGTATGTGAATTTTGATGGGTGTCTTATGATAGTAAATGGAAAACATGTTCGACTTACCTTGAGGAATGTAGAAGTTTGTTGATAGCATGCGTCTATCCATATAGTTTTTGATCCTTCGGGAAAAAATAGATGTGGATTCGCTTTAGGATAAAATGATAATCTTCTTGGGCAATCGATATCAACATCTAATTTTATGTATTCCCATGGTTCTATGGATGTGTCTATTGTACCATCATGAAAACAAACATATCTGACATGTGGGTGATAATAATTGCTTGGTACAAATTCATCATAACCATTTGTAATACACGTGTAGACTATAATGTCATGCATATCAGTAAATGTATTCTTATAAAATTTTTTATTTTCATTTGAGAATATTTTACGTATAGTATCAATCATATTCTCGTTATATTGATATGCATAACGATTTTTTCTCTTACCATCTAAAGGCACTTCTTCTACTTTTGACATAGTTTTATGTATCTTGTATGATGCATCATACGGTTTTATCCTATTGCTATTAGAAATATCAATTACAAGGTCAACTCTATGTGCCTTTAGAACTAAAAACTCTGCGATAGAACTTGATATTTGATCTCTGTTTACACCAACATTATACCACTCTCTCCACACCTTACACCACTCAATAATCTTTGGTGTCAATTTTCTCCACACGACACAGTTTATGGTTTGATCATAAAATTTTAGTGGGAAATTGATATCCTTGATACGTTTACACATATCAAATATTTCTTCTTTAGTAGAGAATCCATGATCGTATAATTTTTTAAATTCATAAATTAAAGTTCTTTTATTTGGATGTTTTTGAAGAACAAAATCATGTTCCTCAAAAATTTTTTCTGAGAAACTTATAAGTTCCTCAGTTATTGCATAGGAAGCATCAATCCACACAGTCACAGTATTAGGTTCAAAGTATAAGTGTGGACAATGTTTAGGGTGATATGATTTTCTTACTGGACAGTCTTCATCTATTTCGATTTCTCTATATTCCCACCCTTCTGTGTCAGGTTTATCTCCATCATGAAAACAAATAAATTTTGCATTAGATTTAGGCGGTGGTGCTAACTCATCATATCCATTTGTTATTGCTGTGTAAAATATCATCCATTCAATCCATCTCTAGGTTTTAATTTACCCATTTTCTCACCTAAAATTCTATTTGTAACATCACCTGGTTCACGTGAGAACCACCCTGTCGCTATGTATTTTGATACATTACCTGTAAGAAAAGAACCTCTATGCACATGAGTATATGCTGCTGGCCACAACACTACGGTGCCTTTCTTTGGTTGGAATGATATTTCTTGATGAAAGAAATCTGTTGCTCCACCATTTTCAAAAGGAATATCGTTTAGGTAAATCATCCATGTCAGAACTCTATCTCTATACAAAAAACTACCATTTTCTGAGTGCCATATATGATACCCACCACCAGAATTAGTCTTCTGAATTTTACATGTCCACGATGATAGTGGATCTGATGAATCTAATAAACCTTTCCACTTATTAGCATAAATTTCAAATGCTCCTCCCACTGCCTGATTGACCTCCATCGCAAGAGCAGGGTCAGAAATCTCAAGATATAATTGTTGATCCTTTCTTCCAAAATCACCATATTCTTTAAATTGCTTGCTTCCATCACTCTTAGGTGACAATGTTAGATCTCTACCTGCCACCTCTGTGACCTTCACTTCCTCGATATGTTTTTTACTATACCAAAACTCGAATGATTCAACAACTGCATCACAGAATTCCCACTTAACAAAGTTATCAAAAACACCTATCGCACCATGATCTACCATTCCAGAAAAATCTGGTTGTTTGAATTTGTCATCAAGAATTACTTCAGACATTTTTTGCCTCCTCTTTGCCTTGGTTAATGTATACCTGTGGTGGTATTCTACCACAGTATTCATCTAATTGCATCACTTCTTGTATCTTGACATCAGCACCATTCTCTCTCCAAAAATCAGTGAGTGCATGATTACTATTCTTGTGAAAAATTTCTATATGTTCTTCGTGTATTGCAGAACCCATGTCTAATCTATAATTGAATAATGGAGTAGCATATGATTTACCACTGTCAAGTATCAAGTCTTCGGAGACTGCTCTTGGTCTGATGTTTTGATCGATTTTCCACTGCGATCCCCTGCTGTGAAGTTTGAGAAGTTTAGTTGCATGATGACGAGTAATAAGGTAGCAAGCAGCAGAAAAGTCATTGATAAATCTATGGTGTAATTTTAATGTTATTCCATTAGGATTTATGATCGTCAATTGTAGACAATCAAATGCCACAGGAACTCTACGTCTGACATCTTTCCATGTAAAATTCCAATGACCTGCTAAAGATAAATCAACATCATCCTCCATGATAAAAATCTCATCATGATCTGTTTCTTCCACAAAATATTTGAGTGCAGATAGATGAGACATAACACATGCTATCTCACCATCATTCATACTTGGTGGCACAGTTCCCTTGAGATACGATTCATAGTCAGCACCATCAATACCAGAGATCCTATGATGATCTTTGATATCCCAGTAATCAAACTGTTCCTCCATATATTTTTTTCTATCAGGAAATCTGTCAAGATTTATCCACAAGACAGGAGGGAAGTTTGCTAATTTAAATATCGCTTTATTCCTATCCATTTCTCCTCTTGATATAATCTGCCTCTTTGTAATATTTTAGTAGAGATTCTTTACCTTTTACTTTTAGTTCTTCCCAAAGTTTTTTATTATCCTCACAATATGGATTGTTGAACCATGAATTTTTTGTTCTACCATGTTCAAGATGAAATATATTCTCTGTCAACCTTGCGACACTTGATAGTAAATTGAATCTAAAATATCTTTCATCATCTTCATACCCATATGCTATAAAGTTTTCATTCTCACCACCCAATCTTTTATATTCCTCAGTATCAAAGAATTGACAGAAACCATACTTGGCATCCCATTTTCTTAATCTTCCATTGAACGCTTCAAAATTAAATCCACTATTCACAAATGCAGTTGCATGTTCATCAGCAATATGACATTGATATTGATACTCACCCATACCATATGGATATACAACCTTCACAGGTTGACCACCCTCTCTATCAGGATGCACCCACCCTTTTGATATCATGTTAGTTGCGTGTACATAAGAATCTATAGGTAAAATTACATCACTATCATAATTAGCAACCACTGGTGTTTTTACCATCCATAACATGTCATTTAATATTTTTGTTCTATGAAAAGTAAACTCATCACTCTTCTCAAAAATGTGATGAATACTTTCAAGCATCTCTGGTTCAAGTGCTTGCTCCAATAGTGGTTGTACGTCACGTAAGAATATAGATTCTTTATCTACTTCTTTGACAATAATTCTACATGCAAAATTACGAGTGAGATATATCAACGTGGTTATAATATTTCTCATACGATCAGCAGTCTCAATCCTAAGTGGTATGATAAACGTACACTTGAGAAGATCGTATCTGTTTACTTCTTGTCCCTCTATCATATTACCTCCCAATTATCACAATATAAATCTGAAGTGTCATGTGCTGCAGTGTAACCATGACCAAACCATTTCTTTGGTGCAATAATTCTCTTGTCGGGATTTTTACTCAACCATGATCCCCACCATGAGAATGATGAGTTAGCAATAATAAAATCAGAACACATACTCATCATGCACAAGTCCGCAAGATTGTCACCACCTTCTGAGATAAGGAACCTGTCATCAGGGAACTCAGTGCTACACCATTTAGGATCATCAGAAAAAATAACCACTGTGCGACGGTTATCAAACTTTGACAATGCAGTATCATAATATTTTTTGGGGCAGATTGGATGATTATCGCAACCGTAGTCACCATGTCTCACATGTAATGCGATAGGATCTTGAACAGTTGAGATCATGTCTTCACATGGTGCTTTGATTTCATTTTTGAATTCAAAGTCTTCTCTTATTTCTTTCTCTATAATATCAAAATATTTTGTGCTTTGCAAATACCCATATACATTATGACCGTCAGGCATATTATCATATAAGTTCTGATCAAAATGAAAGTGTGCCTCTTGCACATACGGACCTGCACATATTCCAATGTTTGTAAGTCCCTTGAGTTTGAATGCCTCAAAGAGTTGGTGATCTTGATAGGGATCATTGAAATCACTAGAGGGTATCATGAAATCATAACCACGATGAGCAGCAATTCCCCTAAGTCCAGCGTACTGGAACATTTGATTGCCTAATCTTCCGTGTCTTCCTAAGTGGTTGAATCCTATGGTCATACTAAATGTTTTTTCTTCAAGTAATCAATCTCCTCTGGTATGAGGTGTTCGTTTGATCTTTGTGTTTGGTTCCTGTGTTCTCTGTTTGATATATGTATGTCCTTTAGAACCACTGGATGTCCAAGCATTGTGTACAATCTATAATACATATCACAGTCCATCAACATGATTAGATTCTCATCAAAATATTCTTCAAGACCATTTCTAAGTGCGAGAATAGAAGGACTGCTGAGTGTATTGATACCCTCCAACAATCTGTCATTATACACAGGAATTTTTGGATTGTAGTGTGTGCGACCATCGTCGATAGTATGTGCAAAACCAGTCACTGCCCATTTTACTTCTGATGTAAATGCTTTGTCAAGTTGTTCTGTAAGATTAGTTGTAAGAATAAAATCATCAGAATATAATACCTTTATAATATCTCCCTCTGCCATCTTCATCGCATTGTTTGTATTGACAGAGATGTTACCCTCTGGTGCTTTCTTATATGTGATGTTCAATATGTCCCAGTAGTCATTCAATGCTTTCAATATTCTTTTGTCGTCACCCTGATGCGACACACATATCTCAAAATCATTAGAAGTTTGATGTGCCAATGGGTACAATACGTCAAACATATATTGCTCACATCTAGGATGATCATGTGTAGGGATGCAGTAACTTACTCTCATAATTCAAGAAGCAACTCATATGGTTGACACCTTTTGCTTCTTAGTTTGTCTCTAATAGATTGATCAACTGACTCATGTATATACCATTCTTCCATTGTGCAAGGTCCGTTCATTATATCTTCACCCACCAAATCATAACCATGCTTTTCAAATATTTCTCTATGTCCATACACTTCGCCCCACTGTCTATAAAAATCATGCTCATAAGTAACACACTTGAATTGTAATTTATCAAAAGGAAAATTTCTCAACGCTTCCAACGTATTATGTGGTGGTTCTAAATCAAAAGATAAGTAATCTATTTCTCTTGGTAAACCAAGGTCATCAACTGCTTTTACATAATCAAATTTCATAGCGTCTGCTTCATAGAGTTTGGTCTTAGGACGTAAACCTTCCCACTTTGCACAGAGATCATGTTCTAATTCTATTGAGAATCCTCTCCAATTATATCCCTCCTCTAATAACCATGTATTATTTCCTACGTATGGTACAGCACCACCTACCTCTATGAATGTGCCATCAACCTTTGCATCTGTGACGACCAATGCGAATATATCTTGCCACACCTGAGAGTAATTCTTTTTCAAATTTTTCATACCCTCAGGTTGCACCTTCAAATAGTTCCAATCTTTATGGAACCAATTAGTTTGACCTTCACCACTAATCGGCATTGTTTACGTCCTCAATAATTTTACGAGTGAGTCTAGGCACGACATCATTGTCACTATGAAATCGTTTAGCAACTTCATAGTTATGTTCTATTGCCTTCTTCCTTTTATCATAGCAGTCTGAGTCAAGTTTGCTTACAATTTTTTTCAACTCATCAAGATCGTTGAATGTTATTATACCATCCATGTGAAACCAATCACCTATGTTAGGACAACCAAAGTATATGGGTACAGTTTTAGATGCGAAACAATCAATTATTTTTTCGGTAAAGTAATTCTTTTGTTGTGAGTTCTCTACAGCGATATGAAACTTAGAACTCTCAAAAAAATCATTTCTTCTTTCATGAAATGGTGGTGATATGTGAGAGTAATATTGTAATCCATTGGACACATCAACACTCTTCAAATATTCGTGAATGTCTATACGTAATTTGTGACCTTTGCTTTGACTTTTACTACTGGTTACAAAAGATACGTTGTTCGTTTTGTTTATCTTCAAGTCCTTAAAATCTAACCAACTACTACCCCATTCAAATAATTCTGCTTGTGGATACCTATCAATAAAACTCTGACAGAAGGTATAAATTTTATCAAATTTATAAGCACATCGTAATGCTCCCTCACTTACTGTAGGTAAAATGGCAAGTGGTTCTGCTAAAAATAAAATTTTATAATCTGCAAACTTGTCATGATCAAGATTATCGATTGAGATACTTACTTTCTTATCGAAATCCAGTCCTCTGTCACCCCATGGGTTCCACCATAGTGGATAAATTCTCGCTGCTTTCATCGTATGTCTTGAAAATGATAATGAAAACCAAAGGTCTCAATACCTTTGTGTTCTGGACACTCTACCTCCTTACTGAAGCGAGCCGCCACCTCGACGGGAGCATACACACATCCCTGTTCCTCGAAGATGTGTCGGTTATGACAGCATATGTT